GGTCAAGGCCCAGCTACCGCAGACGACTACGCTAACAAAGTGATAGACGCCTTCGCAGCAACCACTGACATCTCGTTCACGAATGGTGATGCAGAAACAATCATAGTGTCTATTGATTACGCTGAACGTCAGCAAGGTATGATAGACAGTCCTTGGTACTTTGTTCCGATCAACATCGGCTGGTACATTTATAAATAACTTCCCACAGGAGAAATCAATATGGCCTTTGCACAGGGTTCACGCTCCAGCCTGTCGTTCATCGTAGAATCTACGTTTGGTACGACACCATCTGGCAACTTTATTAACTTACCTTTCACCACCAACTCTATGAACTTGACTAAGGATCGTGTAGAAGGTAACGACATCCAAGCTGACCGTATGCCACGGGTTGACCGTCACGGTAACCGTCAAGTTGGCGGAGACATAGTATCTGATTTACGCGATTCTGACTTTGATGTATTCCTCGAAGCTGCTATGCTTAATACTTGGTCAAGTAACGTACTTAAAGTTGGGGTGACACCAAAGTTCTTCTCCCTTCAAGATTACGCCGCTGATATTGACCTCGCTCGTAGATTCACTGGTTGTACAGTGTCAACGATGGGTATCTCTCTTGCTCCAAACCAAATGGTAACGACTACCTTTGGTGTTGTAGGCAAAGACATGAACCCTACGATAACTGCTGGTTCTTTTATAACTGGTGATTCATATACGATTGTCACGGTAGGTACTACAGACTTTACAGCTATCGGCTCTGCTGACAATAACGTAGGTACAACCTTTACTGCAACTGGTGTTGGTTCAGGAACAGGTACTGCATCGGTAGGCTTTGCGGTTCAACGTGCTGAGACAGCTAACTCAGGTTCTGCACCATTTGATGCATACTCAGGTACACTTAAGTTAGGCAACACTGGTGGATCGTTAACAGAAGCTGCTATCATCACGAGCATTGACTTGACGCTAGACAATAGCTTCTCTCCTACTTTTGTTATAGGTGACTCTTCTGCACCATCACTTGAGTATGGACGTGCTGTAGTAGAAGGTACTATCACAGCTTACTTTGAAGACACAGCTTTGATTGATCGTTTCATTAACGAAGTAGATACTGCAATGGAAGTTGTTGTAGGTGATGTTGCGGGTAATACTCTAACATTCCTCTTCCCCAAGATCAAAGTTAACAGTGCTGACGTAGGTGTTGATGGCCCAGAAAGCCGTATGATTACTATGTCCTTCGTAGCCCTCTACGATAGCACAGAAGATACTAACTTCAAGATCACAAGATCAGCATAACCAAATAGTCGTAGCTTACGCTACTCAGAATACCTAGCTAGGTAGTGGAGGCTCCTGAGTCGGGTCGGGGGTCTCCACATTAATCAACCCGACATTAACCCCCCGAAGGAAACCGACATGGACTTAAAAGACCTGACACCGAATTTAGATGATATTGTTGTTGAGATTAAACATCCGTCAACAGGTGATGTACTAAAGAATGATGATGGCACGAATATGACAATTACTATTCTTGCGCCCCATTCCAAAGAGTACAAGAAAGCCCAACACGAACAAATCAGCAAGCGGCTTAAGAAAGCTCAGAAGAGTAAGTCTCAAGATGTTGACTACTCAGATATTGAGGAAGCTACGCTGGAGGTTCTAGCCAAGACAACTAAGGCTTGGGACATTACATACGGCGGAGAGAAACCTAAGCTCACCGTTGCTAAAGCCAAAGACCTCTACGAAGAAGTCTTCTGGATTAAGAGCCAGCTTGAGGAGGTAGTAACTGACTCTCTGGATTTTACGAAGGTCTGATCTGTGAGCTAGTTGAGTGGGCTGAACATCAGTTTAAACTCAATAGGCCAGATCAGAATGGCACTACAGAACGAGAACATCTTGAACAAGTAGAGAGGCAGACTGGACGTAGAGTAGAAGCATTGGAACCCCCGACACCCTTCCCTGTGCTAATATCCCACGTTTGGTCTGCCTTTATTGCTTTAAGCTCTAGCAGAGGGTCAGGCTTTAGTGGCCCAGCGCCTATTACGTTTGAGCAGATTAAAGCGTGGAAAGAGCTTACAGAAACATCTATTGAGCCTTGGGGAGTTGAGGCCATCAAGAGAATAGACCTAGAATACTTAAGGGTGGCAAATGTCTGATATTATGAAAGTTAGCATAGATTCTTCTGACGTAGTTACTGCTACTAACAGGGTTGAAGACCTTGAGTCTGCTGTAACTCGTTCTGGAAAGTCAAGTTCCTCCGCTGCTAGGGGCGTGAATCAGTTTGGTGAAGTTGCCAAGAGTGGCGGTAAAAAGTTAAACACCTTCAATATGAGAATTCAGCAAGGTGGTTATCAGTTACAGGATTTCGTGGTTCAGTTACAGAGTGGCACGAGTTTCTTTACAGCTTTTGGTCAACAGGGTTCTCAGTTTGCCGGAATCTTTGGCCCACAAGGCGCTGTCATTGGTGCTGTTATTGCTATCGGTTCCGCTGTAGGTGGCATGGGTTACAAGATGCTTACCGCGAGTGAGGATGTAAAAACTCTACAAGAGAAGGTAGAGGACTTAGAAGCAGCAACAAGCGACTACGCAGATGCCCTATCTGGGCTTACTATGCCAGTTGACGCATTTGGTAATGTTATAGATCAAGTGGCTGGGAAGGTTAGCGCCTTGTCCCAAGCTATGCTAGAAGTAAAGCAAATTAAGTTTGAAGAGTCCCTAAAGGCAGTGACTAACCTATTACCTGCGTTTGAAAGTTCTCCACTAGGGAGACGAATGACGGGAATGGAAGCCGAAAATATATTTGACTTGTTTCCAGAGATCAAACGTACTCAGAGTTCTGGCGCTGCGGGTGATACCGCTGCGGAGTTTGGTACACTAATCGGCAAAGCGATGGAAGCAAAGGGTCTTGAAGAACAGGCCGCTGCGTTTGAGGCGATAAGGCAGTCTGTGATAGAGCTTGCTGGCCCCTTTGAGACAATGGACAAAAAACAAAGGGAGTTCTATGAGTCTGTAATAGCCGCACAGAATCAAATACAACAAGTGATAGAAGCAAATGAAGCAGCTAACGCTAAGATTGATAAAGACAAACAGAAAAGACTAGACAAACTCAACAAAGGTCGTTTCGCAGCCATTATGGCGGCTTATGATGCCGGTAAAAAGAAAGACGATCAGGACAAAAAGGCTGCTGAAAGAGAAGCCGGAGAAATCAAAAAAGCGGCTGACGCTCAGGAAAAAGTAAATCAAGCCGCTAAAGATAAAGTTAGACTACAGAATCAATCTATACGTCTAGCAGAGTATGAGCTTTTTTACGGAAAAGATTCTGAAGAGTACGCTAGAGCCTCTGCCCGGTTTGAAAGAGAAAACCTCGCTGTTGAAATGGAGAGAGCTGGGGTAAATAAAACCATAATAAACGATATGCTGATTGGTAACATGCGTCTCGAAGATGGCAAGAAAAAACTTAGACAGCAAAAAGAAGAGGCTATTCGTCTAAAGAAAGTTTACGACGAGATATTTGAAGTGCAGTCCTTCCTGTTTAAACAAAGGTTTCAGGATGAATCAACTCTAATGAATCAATCGCTTACCCCAAGCGGTAAAATAGGTATGTCCTATGAAGAACTTCTTGCCGCTGGTGTACCGCACGATACTATTGTTGCTATGGGAGTTAAACCACCCAAAAAACCCAAAACGCCCAAAACGCCAAAAAATAAAGTGTCAGACCTACAGCAGCTAGAAACACAAATCGAACTAGAGAGAGCACTCGTTGGTCAAACCGAAGCCAGACAAAGGGTCATACAAGCCCTTGGTGTTGAGTTCTCTAAGAAGAACCCTCAGACTGTCGCTAGTCTTGAGAAACAAATCCAGCTAACTAAAGAATTAATCCAAGAGGAACAGCAACGCCAAGACCTCATTAACTTTGTCGCAGATAGCATGGGAGATTCTTTCATGTCTATGGTTGACGGTACTAAGTCCGTCAAGGATGCCTTCCGTGAAATGGCTAGTGACATTGTTAGAGAACTCTACAGAGTGCTTGTCGTTCAACAGATGGTTAACTCAGCCAAGACATTCTTGGGAGGTTTCTTCGCTGATGGGGGTGCTTTCTCAGGTGGTTCGCAGATACAAGCCTACGCTGATGGGGGTGTAGTCGGCAGTCCAACATACTTTGGTATGAGTGGAGGTAAGACTGGTCTCATGGGTGAAGCTGGCCCAGAAGCTATCATGCCACTTTCTCGTGGAGCTAATGGTAAACTGGGGGTTCAGGCAGAAGGTGTCGGAGGCGTCACCATAAACCAGAACATCAATATTTCCACTGGGGTACAACAGACAGTACGCAGTGAAATCAAATCAATGATGCCACAGATTGCTGAACAGTCTAAGGCTGCGGTACTAGACGCCAAGAGGCGCGGTGGTTCTTACGGGAGCAAGTTCTAATGGCTATCACATACCCACTGTCGCTACCAACTACTATAGGTATCGCTCAGATCGACTTCAGGGCAGTTAGTGCTGTTGCTATCTCTAAGTCTCCGTTTACCTTTCAACAGCAAGCTCACGTCTACAGTGGTCAGGCTTGGCAAGCTGACATTACACTACCGCCAGTCAAGGGTGACTTAGCTGAGGCTTGGGTGGGTTTCCTACTGGCTCTCAGAGGTCAGTCAGGTACGTTCTACCTTAGTGATCCCTTGAACACCTCTCCTAGAGGCACAGCGACAACCCTGTCCGTTACGGGTACGTCTGGTAGCAGTAGTGTTGCTGCCACTATCAATGGTACTCTTAAGGCTGGGGATTGGTTCAGCCTTGGGTCAGGTACTAGCACTCGCCTGTACAAGGTTGTCCAAGACATTAGCTCAAGTGGGACTATGGAAATATACCCTGCTTTACGGTCTACTGTCACTGGAGCCTCTGCTGACTTAACGGAAGCTAAGGGTGCTTTCAGGCTATCTAGCAATGAGACCTCTTGGTCTATTAATGACGTTAATTCCTACGGTATAACCTTTGGGGCTATGGAGGCACTATGAGCGATAAAACTATATCTGGCATCACCGACAGCGAGATACAGCCATTTTACGCTGTGGAGTTACTATTTGATTCTGGTGCTGTACGTCTGTGGACAGGCTACGACAACAAGACTGTCGGAGGAGATACTTACCTTGGCACTGGTAACCTCTTAAGCATCCCTAATGTAGAAGAAGTTGCGGATATGTCAGCTAAGTCTGCTGAGATAACCCTTAGTGGTGTTGCTACGGAGCTTGTTAGCCTAGCTCTACAGGAGCCGTATCAGGGTCGTAACGCAAGAATACTTTTTGGCGTTGAGGGTCAGACACCTATTGAAGTCTTTGGCGGTCTTATGGATGTTATGACCATCAATGATTCTGGTGAGGCATCTACAATATCTTTGACTGTGGAAAGCAGACTTGTTGAACTTGAGCGAATAAGACCTTTCAGATATACCGACAACAGTCAGAAGTTACGTCACCCTACAGACGACTTCTTCTCCTTTGTACCTGCGTTACAAGACAGGGAAATCCTTTGGGGAAGAGAAGTAGTTAAGCCCACATAAGAAAGATAGCTCATGCCCGACTTATCAGAGTTGTACAAGTACCTAGACAGAGAGAAGAACACAGTCTTCCACTACCACATAAAAGATTGCTTCATGTTCACCAACGATGCTTGGAAAGCTATGTATGGACATGGTTGGGCGGATGACTGGGACAGACGATACATCAAGTCCACTGGGCTTTACATGAAGGTAAAAGAGCTAAGGAAAGAGTTTGGCTTTGACACGATAGAAGAGGCTGTAGATAGCAAGCTAACTAGGGTCAATGGTGTGCCTCCAAGGGGAGCATTGGTAGCTACAGATAAGAATATTGCGGCTACAATTATAGGTAAAGCATTTGGTATCTGCATAGGTAACAAAGCTGCTTTCTTAAGTAAATCTGGTGTTGTTTATATACCTGTCAGAGAAATAACAGAGGCTTGGGTAGAATAGATGAAAACTCCTTTTAATGTGTTAGCTAAACATAACTCTTGGGATAAAGCTCCCAGAGACCCTATTACCATTGGTAATGCCATAATAGCTGGTCTGGGAATGTCTACCTCCTATATATCCGTTATCTATGCAGTAGGTTTTGTCGCTACCACACTTGTAGCTGGCGCTCTTATGAGAGCACTTATGCCCAAGCCACCTAAGATGCAAGAGGGTTTATTAGGTAATTTTCGTCAAGCTGCTGCCCCTTGGGACGTAGTGTACGGTCAGGTTCGCAAGGGTGGCACTATTACCTACATGGAATCTACAAGCGACACTAACAAGTATCTGCACATGATAGTTACCCTCGCTGGGCATGAGGTTGAAGAGATTGGTGACATCTACATTAATGACAAAGTTGTTACTATTGACGGTAACGATGAGGTAACTTCAGAACCTTGGGTTTCTGGTTCTGGTGGTGCTAACAAGTGGATTACCATCAAGAAGTTTACAGGTGCTAGTAACCAGAATATTTACAACAGCCTCCAGAGCATGACTGATGGCCCTACCTTTGAGAACGAAGCTGCAACTAATACACCCTCTAATTTCAAGGGTGAAGGCATCTCGTGTATCTATGTAAGGCTGGAGTATAACCGTGATGTGTTCGCTAGTGGCATCCCCTCATTTTCCGCTGTAGTCAAGGGTAAGAAGGTCTATGACCCTCGTACATCTACAACAGGTTACTCAGCTAATGCTGCTCTGTGTATTCGTGATTACCTCGTTAGTGAATACGGGTTGAACACGCTTGCATCAAGCATTGACGACACCTACTTTTCCACTGCCGCTAACGACTGTAACACAAGCTCAGGTTCGGGTGAATCCAATAAATTTGAGATTAACGGTGTCATAAGCACAGGCGCTAACATAAGAACCAACCTACAAGATATGGTCGGTGCTTGTGTTGGTAACTTGTACTACAGTGCTGGTCAGTTTAAGCTAGTGGCTGGTGTATATAGCCCGTCTGTTAAGACCTTAACCCTTGATGACCTACGAAGTGAGATTAGCCTTAACACAAGAACTTCTCGGCGGGATAACTTTAACTCTGTTCAGGGTACATTTATTTGGGCTGGAGTTGACAATGGCTCAAACAGTGGTGGTGACTGGACGGAGTTTGAGTACCCACCCATTACATCTACCACATTTGTCACAGAAGATAATGACTACGACAACCCACTACAGCTAGACCTCCCTCTTACCACAGGTTCAGCTACAGCGCAGCGTATTGCTAAACAGACTTTGTTCCGTGCTAGGGAGCAAATGTCCTTTAGTGCTGAGTTTGGTATGAACGCATTTGATCTTGAGATTGGCGATACAGTTAGCCTTACTCTTGATCGTTACGGGTGGGATGAGAAAGAGTTTGAAGTTGTAAGCTGGGGCTTTAAGGCTTCCCAAGACGCTGGTGATCTTCGGGTTACACTTAGTCTCAGAGAAACCTCATCCGCTGCGTTTGATTGGGATGCTGAAGAGAGTGCCATTACAGGCAACAATACTAATCTTCCTGATCTTGGCGGTGGGCTTGCAATAACCAATCTGACTGCTTCCGGTGGCGGTCGAACTCAAGGTGATGGCACTTTCATTAACTCCGCCATATTAAACTGGGACGATGTGTCAAATGCTTTTTCTGCCTATTACGATGTTGAATGGAAGGCACTGGCTGATAGTACATATTCCAGCACAACAACCGTTGAGTCAGCGATTGAGATTTCCCCGTTAGTTGATGGCGTTGGGTATATATTCCGTGTGAGGGCTGTAACCGCCTCTGGGGTTGCGGGAGATTATTCTAATGTTCAGTTTACTGGTGGTGGAGATGTGACCGCTCCGGGTCTACCTACAGCAATTACTGCTGATGGTGGCTTCAGGTACATCACTGTCCGTTGGACAAATCCGGCTGATGCTGATTTGAACTTTGTTGAGATTTGGGAGAATACTTCTAATTCATCATCTGGCGCAACAAAGGTTGGAATATCAGGTGGTAGCGAGTTCGTTCGCTCAGACTTGGGCATACAGGAAACCAGATACTACTTCTTGAAGGCAGTGGATTACAGTGGCAACGCTTCTGCATTTACTACTGGTGTGTCAGCGACAACCACCTTTATTGATGACGATGACTTTGAGAATGGTGTATATAGCTTGTTCACTGAGCAAGGTCTCTATGCCATTGAAGATGTTACATCACTCCCGGCTTCAGGCAACTTTGTTGGTGAAAAGGTATTCAACCGTACTGATGGCAAGCTGTACCAGTGGACGGGTTCTGTATGGGAGCAAGTCGTTGGCGGTGCTGAGGACTTCAGTGACTTAACGGGAGCTATTGCAGACGCACAGATACCAAATGGACTAATTGACACCCTAAAGCTGGCTAATGACGCCGTTACTAACGCTAAGATAGCTGTGAGTGCAGTTCAAGGTGACGTTATTGCCGCTGGGGCTATCACAGAAACCAAGGTTGACTCCAACGCCATAACAACAGCTAAGATTGCAGCTAACGCCATTACAGCCTCTGAGATTGCCGCAGGTAGTATTACCTCAAGTGAAATCGCGGCAGATACGATTGCGGCAGGTAACATTGCGGCGGGGGCTATCACATCAGACGAGATTGCCGCCAATGCTATCACATCTGCAAAGATTGATGCTGGTGCTATTATTGCTGATAAGATTGCGGCTGGTACGATTACTGGTGACAAGATTGGTGCAAATGAGATCACTGGTAATAAAATTGATGGTCAAACGATCACAGGTAACAAGATTGTCGCCAACACCATAACAGGTGGCTTGCTGGCAACTTCTGGGGTTATTACTAATACAGCTCAGATTAGTAATGCTGTTGTTGAAAACGCTAACATCAAAAATGCAGCAGTTGATACCCTTAAAATTGCTGGTAGGGCAGTTACTATACCTACTACAAGTGTGAACAACAACCTGTTACAATTTACAACTGCTTACCAAGACTACACAGTAGCAACTCTTACTTTTACATCTACAGGTGAAAGTGTTTTACTTACTTGGTCATTTGTACTTGAGGAAACCACCAGCTATATCGGCGTCAGGATGCCCTTCAAGTTATACAGAAATAACACCTTAATTTATAGACTTGAAGCTGGGTATAATGGCCTAACTTATAGCCCCTATATTGTTTCTACAAACTTTTTTACTGGGTCGTATATGGATACGGCCAACAGCGCAGGTTCTGTCACCTATAGAGTTGATATGCACCGGGGGCAGTTTAGTAATACAGCTACATATGCTACTGATAGGGTTATTACCGCATTGGAGGTAAAACGATGACCACTGTAACTATTTACAAAGCAGAAACTGGGCTTATTGACCGTACTATAACTGTTCAAGAGACTGACGTTGAAATGAACTGTCAAGACGGTGAAGTTTGGGTTGAAGGTAAGTATAGCCCGAATGAGTATATTATACAGAACGGTCAACCATACATACTTCCAGAAAAACCTCTGTATCCAACAATTCTTGATTTAGAAACTTTAACTTGGGTTCAGGACAATGATAGGCTATGGGCTAAACTTCGGTATGAAAGAACCGTAGAGTTGCAAAATAGTGATTGGACGCAAGTCCCCGATGCACAAGTTAATCAAGCTGCATGGGCCACCTACCGTCAACAACTACGCGATCTGCCAGAGAATACAACAGACCCTGCCAATCCAACATGGCCTACTAAACCAGAATAAGGATACACTAATGTCATACAAACTTGGAACACGCAGCCTACAGAACTTGTCAGGGGTTAACCCCGATATGGTCGCTGTAGTGAAACGAGCAATAGAGATCACTGAGGTTGACTTTACAGTCATCGAAGGTATCCGCCACATCAACCGTCAACGAGAGCTACTCAAGGCTGGTAAGTCAACTACCTTGAACTCACGACACATCACAGGTCATGCTGTAGATATGGTTCCTTATCCTGTCGATTGGGAAGACCTAGAACGCTTTGAGCAAATGGCTGAAGCTATGAAGGAAGCAGCAGAAGAGCTAGAAATCCCTATCGTATGGGGTGGCGACTGGAAGAGCTTCTACGATGCGCCTCACTTTGAGCTTGACCGAAAGACGTACCCATGAGCAAAGAGATGATTAACAATAATTTATCTATAGGGTTAATCTTAGGTCTCATTACTCAAGGTGCAGCCATAGTGTGGACTGTATCTATGATGATGTCGGACATCGAAAGTAACCGTGACGACATCATGGAAACCCAATCTCGTATCACAAGACTTGAATCTGCTGTTAATACACAAGCGGTGTCTATGGCTAGGATTGATGAGAATATCAAAGCTATCCGTGGTGCAGTGGAAGCTATGGCTAACAGAGGCCAGTAGTGCTGTGTGTCCTTGCCTTTGTATCCTTTAACCATGCTTGGACTGACGGGGGTAATCGGCTGTTTCAATACTGCTACTACGACTGTGGGTTACAGAAGAACGGTACATGGTACGACAGGGTTTACAGGGTAAGTTATAATTATGTGTGTCCTATAGAGGTTAGATTCAAATGATTGATCCTTTTACAGCATTTGCTGCCGCTCAGACAGCCGTATCAGCCATTAAACGTGGGATACAATTAGGTAAGGACATTGGTGGCATCTCTAATGACTTAGCTAAGTTCGCTGGGGCTATCTCAGATATTAACTTTGCACATAAGAGGGCTGAGGATCAACCTTGGTATGCCATACTATTCGGCAGTTCAGGCCCAAGTGCAATGGACATATTTGCTAAGAAGAAACAGGCGGAGGCTCTTCGTGCGGAAATTAAGCAGTATATTCAGTTTGCCTATGGTCACAGTGCTTGGGAAGAGCTACTCAAGATTGAAGCTCAGGTTCGCAAGGATCGTCAAAACACTCTGTATCGTAAAGCGCAGATCAAGCAGACTATTCTGGAGTGGACTTTGGGCATACTGGTGGTGGTATCAGGAGTTGGTATTCTTGGCTTTGGAATTTATTTCCTCGGCAAAAAACAAGGGAAGTGGTAATGACGATACTTGATGATTGGAAAGTTCTACCAAGGCTAATGATGCTGGCAGTCACTGTACTGACGTATCAAGCTGTACATTGGTTTATGGCGTTACCTGACCCCAGTGTAGCCCAGAGTGGGCTTGTATCAGTCTGTATGGGGGCTTTAACTGGTTGTTTCGGCATATGGATGGGCAAAGAGTCTAAGACTACAGTTACACCCACTAAGGTTGTACACGAGGAGAAGTATAGCAAATGATAGGTCAAATCATAAGTTCCATCGGTGGACTAGCTGCTAGTATCATCGACAGTAAGACACAGCTTAAGCTAACCGAAGCTGAGATAAAGAAGAAGCAATTGACAGGTGAGATCGACTGGGACATCGAAGCTATCCGTGCGACACAGAACTCATGGAAAGACGAATGGATTACCCTACTGTTCTCTATCCCCCTGATACTAGCCTTCTGTGGTGACTGGGGTAATGCGATAGTACAAGCTGGGTTTGCTTCACTTGAGGGTATGCCAAAGTGGTATCAATATTCCCTTGGAGGTATCGTGAGT